AGATAGCAGAGGAAGAATTTATCCTAAACCTGCAATGTTACATTTTCAAGGAGCTGATTATGCAAAAGGATTATTAAAATTTAGATATGGAAAACGTATGGGTAATGATGACAGCTTTGGATATTTCGCAATAGCTGGTGCTAACTTATATGGAGAAGTTGATAAAGAAAGTATTGGTAACAGAGTTCAATGGATTGAAAAGAATGAACAAAAAATATTAGCAGTTGCTAAATCTCCTTTTGATGAAAAGTGGTGGCAACAGGCGGATAAACCTTTTCAATTTTTAGCTTGGTGCATGGAGTATAAAGATTTTGCAGATACAGATTATGATGCAGATTTTATAACTACTTTACCTATACAAGCAGATTGTTCTAATTCAGGTTTACAACATTACTCTGCAATGATGCGTGATGAAGTTGGGGGATTTGCAACTAATTTAATTCCAACTGAAAAACCAAATGATGTTTATGCAATGGTTGCAGATAAAGTTATTGAAAAACTAAAATTAAGAACTGATGAGTTAGCTAAAAAATGGTTAGCTTATGGAATAGATAGACGACTATGTAAAAAACCTGTGATGTGTTTGCCTTACAGTTTAACTAGATATAGTTGCAGATTATATTTAGCTGAACATGTTAATCAGCAGTTAAATGAAAAAAACATTCCTCATAGTTTTGGTGATGATTTATTTGAAGCTACAAAATATTTAACTCCTATAGTTTGGGAGAGTATCTATGATGTAATTAAAGGAGCTAGAGACATTATGAAATTTTTAAAAGATGTTTCTGCTTTAGTTGCTTCAGAAAACTTACCTATTAACTGGACAACTCCACTTAACTTTCCTGTGCAAATGGCTTGTTATTCAATGCAAAGCAAAAGAGTTAAAACGCAAATGGGTGATAGTATTTTGATGTTATCTTACCAATATGGAACTGAAAAAATTGATAAACGTAAAACGTCTCAAGCAATATGTCCAAATTGGATTCATTCATTAGATGCCGCAGTATTACAATTAGCTGTAGTTAAAGGTCATCAAAATGGCATAGATAATTTTTGTGTTATCCATGACAGTTTTGGAGTTGTTGCACCTGATACACAAATTATGGCTAAAGCGATTAGAGATAGCTTTTGTGAAATTTACAGAAAAGATGTCTTAAAAATGTGGGCAGATGAAATGTACGCAATGCTTTCTCCAAAGAACCAAAAAAAGTTTCCATCATTACCTGTTAAAGGAAATCTTAATTTGGAAGATGTTAAGAACTCACAGTTCTTTTGTATTTAAGCAGTCGTCTATTCACAAGTGGATAGATTAGGTTGCACTTATAGATACAACAAACAATCAAGGAGTAATAATGATTGAAGCAAAAACTATGGTAACACCTGTAGGAGAAGCAGTTTATCCAAGACTTATGAAACCCGATACAAAGTTTAATGAGCTTGGTGAATACAGGATTACCTTAAAAATAAAAAAACAAGACGCACCAAAATTAATGTCAGATATTGATACATTTTTAGGTGACTGTCTGGCTAACTTTGAAAAAGAAGCCAAAGGTAAAAAATTAAAGTTAGCTAATAAACCTTACACTGTTGAAGGTGATTTTCTAATAATGAAAATGAAACTGAAAGCTAGTGGGGTTAATAAAAAAACAAAGCAACCATTTCAACAAAGACCAATCGTTGTTGATGCAAAGAAAAATCCAATATCAGTAGATACATATATTGGTAGTGGTTCTATGTGCAAATGTGTTTTTGATTTAATACCTTACAACTCTCCATTAGTTGGAGCTGGAGTGAGTGCTAGATTAAAAATGGTTCAAGTTATTGAGCTTGTTTCTAAAAACAGTGCAGACAATCTTCTTAAAGAAGAAGAAGGTTATGTAACTGAAAAAGTTCAATCAAATAATAATGAAGTACAAACAGTTCAAACGAATACAGATTTCTAAATCTGTAACTTTGAAATCTGGTTTAGAGGAAGTAGTCTATAATTACCTTACAGATAAACAGGTTAAGTTTGTTTATGAAGGCAAGAAGATTACTTACTCTATGCCTGAACAAAAGAAAACTTATACAGTTGATTTTCCATGTTCAGACATTCTTATAGAAACCAAAGGTGCTTTCAATTCGGCAGATAGAAAAAAACATAAATTAATTAAACAACAACACCCAGAGTTAGATTTAAGATTTATCTTTTCAAATTCTAAAACAAAGATTGGAAAAAAATCACAAACAACCTATGGCAAGTGGTGTGAATTATTTGGTTTCAAATATCACTGCATTGCTACAACAAAAAAATCATTCCCAGAAGAATGGCTTAAGGAGATACAAGATGCCAAGAAGTAAAACTAATTGGATAGTTATTCATTGCTCATTATCAAAACCATCAATGAAAGTTGATGCGAAGGTAATTGATAGATGGCACAGAGAGAGGGGTTGGTTAAAAATCGGTTATGCCAGAGTTATTAAAAGAGACGGAGTTATTGAACAAGGTAGATTAGACGATGAATACCAAGCACATGCAGTAGAAATTAATGATGAAAGCACCAGTGTTTGTTTAGTTGGTGGGTTATCAGAAGATAATAAAAACGAAGATAATTTTACTGGAGAACAGTGGGAAAGTTTACATAAATTATTATCAGAGTGGGTAGTAAAATATCCTGATGCAAGAATAGTAGGTCATTACGAAATTAATCCTGACAAGACTTGTCCAAATTTTGACGTTCAAAAATATTTACAATCAGAAGATATACCAAATTACAAATGGTCATTCGGTACAGTAAGTGAAGCCGAAATAGAAGAACATAAAAAAGCAGATGAACTCTAATGATGAAAGTAAATTCCTTTATCATTCACCATGTTCAGACTGCGGTTCAAAAGATAATTTAGGGGTTTATACAGACCACACCTACTGCTTTGGTTGTAAAATTACAAAATATTTTAATTCGCAAGAGACAGCTCCGCAAAACAAAATTCAAAAAGAGGTTACTGATATGATTGATGGAGTTATACAAGCATTACCAAAAAGAAAAATTAACGAAGAAACTTGTAAAGTATTTAATTATGAACAAGGTTATTACAACAATCAACCAGTTCACATTGCAAATTACTTTAATAAAAATTATCAAAAAGTTGCACAACATTTAAGATTTGCAGATAAATCTTTTATTTGGTTAGGCGATATAAATTCAATCACACTCTTTGGACAACAAAATTGGAGAGATGGTGGTAGAATGATTGTTATTACCGAAGGTGAGATTGATGCAATGTCAGTGTCGCAGCTTCAAAAAAATAAATATCCAGTAGTCTCTGTTCCATCAGGAGCTTCTTCAGCAAAAAAATATATTAAAAAAGAATTAGAATGGCTTTCTAAATTTGAAAACATTATTTTAATGTTTGATAATGATGAAGCTGGAATAGAAGCTAGTATTGAATGTGCAAATATCTTACCAGTTAAAAAAGTTAAGATTGCAAAACTTCCTGCTAAAGATGCTAATGAATTATTACAACAAGAGAAAGGTGATGTAATTATTTCAGCAATATGGGAAGCCAAAACATATACACCTCAAGGAATTATACTAGGAGAAGACACAAAAGATTTATTATTAAAAGATGATGAAGTTGAAAGTATTCCATATTGTTGGAATGGGCTTAATGAAAAACTTTTAGGGATTAGATTTGGTGAGCTTGTTTTATTAACAGCAGGTTCGGGAACAGGTAAATCTCAAGTATGTAGAGAAATTGCTTACGATATAATTTCTAAAGGATTTAAAGTTGGTTACATTGCATTAGAGGAAAGTGTTAAGAGAAGTATAAGGGGCATTGTTTCCATACCTGTTAATGCTCCCCTTCATAATCCACAGGTAAGAAAAACAATACCAGATGAAATTATAATAAAATCTTGGGAGAAACTTAACCATAAAATTTGTTTCTACGACCACTTTGGTTCAAGCGATAGCGAAGATTTGACAGGTCGTATTCGTTATATGGTTCAAGGTTTAGACTGCAAAGTTATATTTCTAGACCATATTTCAATAGTCATTTCAGGATTAGAAGAAGGTGATGAGAGAAGATTAATAGACAACACAATGACTAAATTAAGAAGTTTAGTTGAAGAATTAAAGTGTGCAATGTTTGTTGTCTCACATCTAAAAAGACCTGAAGGAAAAACAGGACATGAAGAAGGTCATCACACTTCTTTAAATCAATTAAGAGGTTCTCATTCATTAGCTCAATTATCAGATGCAGTAATTGGTTTTGAAAGAAATCAACAATCTGAAAGTGAAAGCAACATTATGAATGTGCGTGTTTTAAAAAATAGATTTTCTGGTGATACAGGAATTGCAACTACACTAATTTATAACAAACAATCGGGAAGGTTATCTGAAGGTAGATTTGATGAATAATAAAGTTCTTTCAAAATTTATTTTAACTTATCTAGTAGAAAAAGAAGATTACTTAAAGTTATCATTAACTCAACAACAGGTGGTTTATGAAACTTGTAAAACTATTATGACTGCAATTTATAATTCAATTAAATATGAAAATGTATTTCCAGTTATAATGTGCGGAGATGTTGAAGCTCATAAAATAATAAATAAAGCATTAAAAAATATTTCAACATTTCTTCCATCAACAGAAAAAATAACAATAGCGGTAGTACACTAATGGATAATTTTATTTTAAAAAGTTTTAGAGACCAAGTTCAAAGAGACATAGAAAGACATATAAGAATAAGAAATTATTTTATAATATTAATAATTGCTGTTGGTTTAATTGTCTTAACTTATTTAGTTACTAAAAATATTTCTTTAACTAAATCTTTTTTTTCATAAAAACTAGTCACCGAACATACACATTATCGCTTAATCCAAATCAGTCCTGCACTGATGCAATAGAAAAATTTACACACAATAAATTAACTTACAATGGTGAGAAAATAATTCTCACTGGTTGTTACAACATAAATTAAAATGAAACTTATATTAGACGTTGAAACCAATGGCTTTGTAGATAAGCTAAATAAAATTCATTGTATAGTTTGCAAGGATATAAATACTCAACAAGTTTATTCATATAATCCTAAAAACATAAATGAAGGTTTAGAGTTATTAAAGAAAGCCGATACTTTAATTGGACACAATTTATTAAAGTTTGATTTACCAGCATTAGAAAAAGTTTATGGATTTAATTTTAAAGGAAAAGTTATTGATACACTTTTACTTGCTAGATTAATTTGGACAAACCGAATTGAAGAAGACTGTAAGACAAATACTGTTCCACCAAAGTTAATAGGTAAACATTCATTAGAAAGTTATGGTTTTAGACTTGGTTTATTAAAAGGTGATTTTAAAGATAAAGAAAGTTTTGATGAGTGGTCAGAACAAATGCAAAATTATTGCGAAAGAGATGTTGAGATAACTTATAAACTTTTCAAATTAATTGAGAACACAAACTATTCTATAGACGCAATAGAACTCGAACATAAATTTGCTTACTGGATAAAAAAACAAGAAGAATATGGTGTTCTATTTGATGTGACTTCTGCTGAGAAGCTATATCAGTCCTTGCTAAAGAGAAGACTGGAGCTGGAAAAACAACTAGCTTCGGTCTTCCCAAATTGGGAAAGATTAGACAAAGTATTTAGACCTAAAAGAGATAATGCAAAACTAGGTTACAAAAAAGGTGTACCAATTAATAGGTACATAACAGAAGTATTTAATCCAAATTCAAGAGAACATATAGCCAATAGACTTCAGGTTTTATTTGGTTGGAAACCAACTCAATTTACAGCAACAGGTAAACCAGAAATTAATGAAAAGATTTTATCTGAACTTAAATATCCAGTTGCTAAAATTTTAGCAGAACATTTTTTAGTACAAAAAAGAATTTCACAATTAGCAGAAGGTGAACAATCATTATTAAAATTAACTTCTAATGGGAAAATTTATGGCAAAGTCATTGAAAACGGAGCAGTTACAGGAAGATGTACGCATCATTCACCAAACCTTGCACAAATACCAAGCAAAGACAGTTTATATGGTAGCGAATTTCGTCAGCTTTTTATTGCTCCTACCTCTATGGTTATGTGCGGTATTGACTTTTCTGGTCTTGAGCTTCGTGTCCTTAGTCATTACTTATATAACTTTGACAGTGGTGCTTTTCAAAAGAAATTACTTGAAGATGATATACATACCGCCAATCAACAAGCTCTCGGACTATCCTCACGTTCTCAAGCTAAAACTTTTATTTATGCTTACATATATGGTGCTGGAAATAAAAGAATTGCTGAAATTATTGGAACAAGTGACAATGAAGCGAAAAGAATAAGAGAAAAGTTTGAAGAAATATTACCAGCTTTAAAACTTCTTAACCAATCAGCTAGAAATAAATTTAAGCATGTTGGTTATATAAAAGGTTTAGATGGCAGAAAATTATTATGTAGAGCAGAATATTCTACATTAAATACATTAATCCAATCCGCAGGAGCATTATTAGTAA